GATAGCGTATAGGAGAAATAAATGACGATCACTTATAGATTAACAAAAGGGAGTGCGCTATCTTACCAAGAGATTGATCAGAATTTTCGTACTCTGGATTCGAACATTACTGCTTTGCCAGATTCGGCACAAGTTATTGGATTGATATATGCTAATGCAATTGACTCGGCCAGAACAATTGGCCTAGTAGATTCAGCTTATGTGCAAGCAAGGCAAACGACTTACAGTACGGCAGACTTTGTTGACTCTGCCGGCGTAAGTGCTATTATTATTGCCGATGTAGATAAAGCATATGTTGACGCATTGAATATTGATGCAGATACGTTAGACGGGCAAGATGGTACGCACTATCTCGACTATACTAACTTTACGAATACCCCTACAATCCCAGTACAAAGTAAAGCAAACATTGATGCACTAAACGTAGATGCGGATACACTTGATAACGAAAACGGTACTTATTATCTTGATTATGATAACTTTACAAACAAGCCTACTATTCCTGCGCTTGGAACTGACTTTGTAGACAGTGATCAGGTTCAACTAATTGTAGATTCCAACTATGTTCAAGCAAGGCAAGCACCTGATTCTGCAACCGTTACATCAGTTGTAGATTCTAACTATGTTCAAGCAAGGCAAGCGCCTGATTCTGCAACTGTTACATCAGTTGTAGATTCTAATTATATTCAAACGCGTATTAACTCAACTGCAAGTAGACCAGTTTTGCAAGCGTTTAATGCCGCAGATAGTGCAACGTTTAATCAGTTTGGTGCGGGAACTGTTATATTCTTAAACGACGGCGACAATGGTGATCCTTGTCTTGCGGTTAAAGATAGCGCCAACGGATTCTTTAAAGTTATATCATTCGGTTCAACGCCGTCTCCAGGTGGAGGATTCTAATTCATGAGTGAAGATAAACTGAAAAACGATTTCGACTATTCTCGAAATACTTACTATGAGTTAATCGAGAAAGGAAAAAATGCTTTAGAAGATATGATTGATGTTGCAAGATCAAGTGAACATCCTCGAGCATACGAAGTTCTTTCAGGTATGATTAAGAATGTATCTGACGTCAATGACCGCCTTATGGATCTCAATAAAAAACAAAAGGATCTAGATCGTAAAGACGAAGCAATGCAGATTGAAAATCAAACAAATAATGTGTTTTTAACATCAACGGCAGATTTGCAAAAGATGTTAAGACAGGATGATGTTATAGAGCATGATGAACCAAGCACAAAGTTATCTGGGGAATCCTAATGTTAAAAGGGACGGAATACAGCAAGCCTGGACTCCTGAACTTATACAAGAATACAAAAAATGTATGTTGGACCCCGTCTATTTCGCGCGAACATACGTTAAAGTTATTTCTCTTGACCAAGGGTTGGTAAACTTCGAGTTATACCCTTATCAAAAGAAAATGTTCAACCACTTTCAGGAAAATAGATTTAATGTCGTTCTCGCATGTCGTCAATCTGGCAAATCAATATCTGCCTGCGCCTACTTACTCTGGTTCGCAGTTTTTAACCCAGAAAAAACGGTCGCTGTACTCGCGAACAAAGGTGCAACTGCGCGTGAAATGCTTGCGCGTATTACGCTTATGCTCGAGAACTTACCATTCTTTCTCCAGCCTGGAAACAAAGCACTCAATAAAGGATCTTTGGAATTCAGTAATAACAGCCGCATCATTGCGGCTGCGACTTCTGGTAGCTCTATTCGTGGTATGTCAGTTAATCTTCTATACCTCGATGAGTTTGCTTTCGTAGAAAGAGCAGCAGAGTTTTATACATCAACATATCCCGTTGTATCATCTGGTAAAGACACAAAGGTTATTATTACCTCAACAGCAAGCGGTATTGGTAACCAGTTTCACAAGATTTGGGAAGGGGCAGTACAAGGAATAAATGAGTTTAAATCTTTCCGCGTCGATTGGCACGATGTTCCTGGTCGCGATGAGAATTGGAAAGCCCAAACCATTTCAAATACCAGTCAATTACAGTTCGATCAAGAATTTGGCAATACATTTTTTGGCACCGGTGATACATTAATAAACGCTGAAACTCTATTGAACTTTAGAGCTGAACCATATGCGCGTCTGCTTGAGGGCGGTCTTCTTAAAATTTATAAAGAACCTGAAAAAGATCATGAATATGTCATGACTGTTGATGTAAGTAAGGGAAGAGGACAGGACTACTCTACATTTAATTTACTCGATATTAGCACAAGACCTTTTGAGCAGGTGGCTGTATATCGCAACAACACTATCTCGCCAATACTCTTCCCTAATGTTATATATAAGTACGCTAAATCCTACAACGATGCTTACGTAGTAATTGAATCTAATGATCAAGGTATGGTTGTTTGTAATGGATTATATCATGATTTAGAATATGAAAATATGCATGTCGAGTCTGCTATCAAAGCGAACGCACTTGGCATTGAAATAAACAGAAAGACAAAGCGTCTAGGCTGTTCAGCCATCAAAGATATTCTCGAAAATAATAAATTAAAAATTGTCGACGATCAGACAATACTTGAGATCTCAACATTTGAGGCTCGAGGTCAATCGTACGAAGCTTCTGATGGTAACCATGATGATTTAATGATGAATCTTGTTATGTTCGGATATTTTGTTTCTACTCAATATTTTGCAGACATGACAGACATCAATCTTAAAGATATGTTGTTTAAACAAAAAATGAAAGAAATTGAGGATGATATGGTTCCCTTTGGCTTTATCGACGACGGGACAGATTATTCTAATCAAATTGAAACTCAAGATGATCCATGGCGTGTAAGAGAGGATACAGACAGATATATGTGGGATGACGATCCAATTTTGTAATTTTATAAATAATGGTAAGTTGACTATTCGTATCATGGAACATATAATTTTTTAATAAAGGAAGATAAAATGGCACTTTCAACACCGTCTGCTTCACCAGCGGTTGTCGTCAAAGAGATAGATCTGACTGGTGGCGTTCCGAACGTACAGTCGACTACTGGCGCATATGTTGGTAACTTTCGTTGGGGTCCAGTTGAGCAAAGAGTATTGATAGATAACGAGACAACTCTCGCTGCTACTTTTGCTACACCCGATTCCGACACTACAATAGACTTTCATACTGCATCTTACTTCTTGCGTTATTCCGGTTCTCTACAGGTTGTACGTGAGATTACTTCAGATCCAGCAACAAAAAACGCTCGTTCAATTATTGGACAAGTTGCAACAGATTCTGATGGTGGGTTGACACAGCCGACTATTAAGAATCAAACAGATTTCGACGGACAGTTAGCTACTCTCGGTGGCAACAGTCTAACATTCATTGCAAAATGGCCTGGTGCTCTAGGTAATGGAATTAAAGTTTCTATGTGTCCACCTGATGATTCAGCGTTTGATGCATGGACTTATAAGTCAAGCTTTGATTTTGTTCCAGGCACGTCAAGTTATGCTACAGATAAGTCAGCCACAAATGACGAAGTTCATATTGCGGTTGTTGATTCTGACGGCGATTTTTCTGGTACAAGGGGTACGGTTCTCGAGACATATCCATTTGTTTCAGTGATCGACGGAGCAAAAAATACTGATGGTACAACTAACTATTCACTTGACGTAATTAATGCACGTTCAGAATATATCTGGATGGTTGGCTTTGATTCAGATTATACTGCTGCAGGTGCGGGTGCATATGCTGCAGCACAAGACTACAAGCCAACAACTGGTACAGCACTTAATGCTGCAACTAACCACGACTTCAAAAAAGGTACTAACTCAGGTCAGCTTGGTACAACACAAATTCTTGAAGGCTTTGATCTTTTTGAAGACAAAGACCAAGTTGAGATTGATTTCCTCATCGCTCCTGGTCTAAATTCACGTACAGATCAAACAACAGTCGTTAACGATCTTGTGTCAACTGCACAATCAACACGTAAAGATTGTGTTGTTACAACATCGCCTGCACGTACTGATGTGGTTAACTTAACAAACGGCGCAACAATCACAACAAATGTGACAACAACAGCTGATACATTTACAAATTCATCATACCTCATCGTAGATAATAATTACCTGAAAGTATATGATAAGTACAATGATCAGTACATTAATATTCCAGCTGCTTCATCTACCGCAGGTATTATGGCAGCAACTGATCTTAATCGTGCTCCTTGGTTCTCACCAGCCGGTGCAAGACGCGGTCAGTATCTTGGAATCACATCAATTGCTTATTCACCGACTAAAGCACAAAGAGATACACTCTACAAGAAAGGTGTAAATCCAATTGCTAATATTCCTGGTCAAGGTGTATTACTCTTCGGGGATAAGACAAAACTGAATCGCCCATCTGCATTCGATCGCATCAATGTACGTCGCTTGTTCCTCGTACTTGAAAGAGCGATTGGTCGTGCAGCTGAACAAGTAATGTTTGAGTTTAACGATGAGTTTACTCGGGCAGAATTCGTCAATATCGTAGAACCAGTACTTCGTGAAGTAAGGGGTCGTCGTGGTATTACAGACTTTAAAGTGGTCTGTGATGAAACAAATAACACGGCTGCAGTAGTTGACCGTAACGAGTTTATCGCTAATATCTTTATTAAGCCAGCTCGTTCAATCAACTTCGTCACTCTAAACTTTGTTGCTGTTCGGACCGGTGTTGACTTCGAAGAAGTCGTAGGCACGGTGTAAGGAGGTAACTAATGGCTATTCTCGGAGTAGATGATTTTAAGGCAAAACTAAGAGGTGGCGGTGCTCGTCCTAATCTCTTCCAGGTAACGATTAACTATCCAGGGTTTGCCAACGGCGATCCTGAACTGACATCGTTCTTGGTTGAAGCGACATCCCTGCCAGGTTCAACATTCGGTATTATTCCGATGGCATTTAGAGGTCGTATCCTCAAGCTTGCTGGTGACAGAACGTTTGCTGAATGGCAGACAACTATCATCAACGATACAGACTTTGCTATCAGAAATGCAATCGAACGCTGGATGAACGGTATCAATGCACACTCTGCAAATACTGGGCTGAATGCGCCTATTGCATACGAAGCCGATCTTAAAGTTGAACAGTTGGATCGTGATGGTTCAGTAATTAAGACCTATACATTCCGTGGAGCATATCCACAGGATCTTTCAGACATTGCGGTATCATACAGTGATAACGATAATATTGAAAGATTTACATGTACTTGGGCTTATCAGTACTTTGAATCAGACACCACAACATAGAATAAATAGTAGAGGAAGCCGGGAAAGGCTCGGCTTCCTTTCTCTAACTTAGGAAATTGATATGGCAGATGAAGGAATTAAGCTCTTTGGTTTCGAGATAAAGAGATCAAAAGGAGCTGAAGCAGAAGATAAGAAAAAACCTTCGATCGTACCGCCTCGCGATGACGAAGGCGGAAGCTATGCTACTGCCAGTGGTTCACATTATGGGCAGTATTTAAATCTAGACGGCGACGATTCGAAGGACAATTATCAACTTATAATGAAATATCGTGGCAATGCGATGCATCCTGAAGTTGATGCAGCCATTGAAGATATTGTTAATGAAGCGATTACAGGTAGTGAACTAAAACAAAATCTTGAATTAAATTTAGATAACGTTGAAGTTCCAGATAAAATTAAGAAACTTATTCAAGAAGAATTTGACACTATTTACAGTATGCTAAACTTTAAGGAGTTGGGCCACGACATTTTCCGTCGTTGGTATGTAGACGGTCGTCTATATCATCACCTTGTTGTAAATGAATCGAATCCTAAAGAAGGGATTCAAGAGATTAGACCAATTGATGCAGCTAAAATGCGCAAAGTCAAAAAGGTCAAGCACAGAAAAGATCCTATTACTGGGGCAAAGATTGTAGAAAAGACTGAGGAGTTCTTTATCTACCAGGAAAAGCCCGGGTCTTCTACTAATGGCGTTAAGATGACAGCTGATTCCGTATCATATGTCACATCAGGCCTGCTTTCGGAAGATCGTAAAAAAATTATTTCACATATGCATAAAGCTCTGAAGCCGATTAACCAGCTTCGTATGATGGAAGATTCATTAGTTATCTACCGTCTTGCAAGAGCGCCTGAACGTCGTATGTTCTATATTGACGTTGGTAATATGCCACGCGGTAAAGCCGAACAGTATATGAAAGACATTATGGCCAAGTATCGTAATAAACTTGTCTATGATGCAAAGACCGGTGAGATCAGGGATGATCGTAAACATCAGTCATTACTTGAAGACTTTTGGCTACCTAGACGTGAAGGTGGCAGAGGCACTGAAATTTCTACACTACCGGGTGGAGAGAATCTAGGTCAAATTGATGACATTGTATATTTTCAAAAGAGAATGTATCGTTCATTGAATGTACCTATTTCTCGCATGGATACTGAAAGTGTACAAGGTATTCTTGGTCGTAGTACCGAGATTAATAGAGACGAACTTAAATTCCAAAAGTTTATTGATAGACTACGGATGAGGTTCTCTCATCTTTTCTATGGTATTCTCAGGACTCAGTGAATAATGAAAGGTATTATTACTGAGGACGATTGGAACCAATGGAAAAGCGATCTTACAGTAGATTATCAAAAAGATAATCACTTTACTGAACTTCGTGATGCAGAGATGC